AAAATATAAATTAGCTGTAGAAGTCGAGGGTGGGATTTGGGTTTATGGTCGCCACAATAGAGCTGCAACTTTTTTAAAAGACATGGAAAAGTATAATAATGCTTGTTTATTAGGGTGGAGTGTGTTAAGATTGTCAACAGACATGGTTAAAAGTGGAGAAGGCTTGAAATTAATTACTATGTTTTTTGAAGGTTGAGAAAAAAAACTCACATAAGAACTGTCTTTATATCAGACATTCATATACCTTATGAAGACAAAAAGGCTCTTGGGATGGCTATGGAAATTCTCAAGGACTTAGACTTAAAAGATACAGATAATATTATTATTGGTGGAGACCTGCTAGACTATTATCCGTTATCAACATTCTCACCTGACCTTACAGCTTCTAATATAGAAATAGAATTGTTTGAAGGTGTATCTTGGTTAAACAAGCTTAGAAAGATAGCACCTAGACCTAGCATATATTTCTTTGAAGGTAATCACGAACAAAGGATGCAAAAAAAGATTTTATCTTGTTGTGCGGCACTAGCTCCATTCTTAGCTAACAGGTTACACTTGCATGAAATCCTAGAGTTTAAAAAGTTTAAAATCAGAAATGTAAGTTCACCTTTTACACTTAACAAAAAACTTTATTATATGCATGGACATGAAAAACGAGGCTTCGCTACACCACAGCACATAGCAAATGTAAATTTAAAATACTACAACAGGAATGTAATCTTTGGACATCATCATAGATTTGATATGACTGTAGCAACACAGCTAGATGGCTCACTTCTTGGTGGTTGGGCTAATGGTTGTCTTGCAGATTTATCTCGTATGCCTGGTGGTTTATATTCACCATTCGACAATACACAAAGAGGACTTACAATAGTTTATGAAAAAACTAATGGCTTTTTTAGTGTAGAACAATACATGTTCATTCCGAACAAGAAAAAAGGTTATGAATGTCTTGTTAATGGCAAAGACTATACATCTAAATAATCAGCAATTCTTTTTATAAATATAGAAGTTGGTATATCACCAGATTCAATTCTAGTTACAACAGAAGCAAATGTTCCAACTTTGTTAGCAACTTCAGCTTGTGTTTTCTTTAACAATTTTCTTTTAATTCGTATCTGATGATGTATTGGATATTGTTTTTTGCAAGCATCAAATTCGTTTAGAAGTTTTTGTCTAACAATCTCAGGATTGTTTTTTCTTCTATTACAAATAAAAGATAGATATTGCTTAGTAACACCAAGTCTTTCGCCAATCTCCCTATAGGTTTTATTGTTGAAAATTCGTTCTTTTTCTATTTCTATTATCTTCATCATACAGATAACTTACAACATTTTTTACATTTGACAAGTGTTGACATTAATATATAATAATTACATAAGGAGGGTCAATATGACTAAGTATACATACGGCGATAACGACACTATTGTAGAAGCTAGAACCTATGATGAGTTTTTTGAAAACTTATCTAAATACAAACATTTCTATCCTTTTACAAAAGGTTGTCCAATCGAACTAAAGAAGAGATTGTGCAAGATGTACGATACAACTTTAGCTGGTTTATCTTATAGAGACACCAAGCAGATATTCGACAAGTTACAATGAAAGGGGATTATAAGACATGCCAAAGAAAGTAACTAAAGATAACATGCAAAAAGGTTCTGGTTTTTTCAAGCAACAGCATGAGAAAAATGCAGATGAAATGAAAAAGAAAAGAACAAAGGCAACAAAAAGTCAAAGAGCGACTTATGCCAAAAGGAAGGGAAGCTAATGTTTATGCATCAAAATGCAAGAGAAGATACTGGTGAAAAAAGAAAACAAAGAGTAGCCAGAGCAAAGAAAAGCAGAAATGCTTATTATGCAAACAAAAAATCTAGCAAGGAGGTAAAAAATGGCACTAAAAAAAGTTGATGAAGGAACAAGAACTGTGTCTATCGATAAAGTTATTGGTAAGTCCAAAAACGGAATTGAGGTAAATGGTGTGGCTTACTGGTATTCTAAAAAGTCTGGTCAGTCAGTTACTTTTGATGCTGGCGATGTTGTTCAGTTATCATACACACATCTTGTAGACAGCGAAACAAAAGACAATGTTTACATGATACAGGACTTAGACTTTACAGATAACGATAAAGAAAAGCAGATTGATAAAGCTGCTGGACAATATGTATCAGAGTTTGATGCTAAAGTTCCATCGCTTAATATATCATCATCACAACCCTTAGATAAAGATGAAAAAATTACTAACATGAACATCTTAAATCGAGCTGTAGACTATTGTATTGCAACTGGAAACTTATCAGATGCAGATATTTTAGAAAGAGCTAAAACTTTTAAAGCTATGCTAAACCAATTTTAATGGTATAGTTGTAAAGGGGCAGAGCTGTTTTTACCTCAAATTTAAACCCTCCGTGTCTCTGCCCTCATAACATTTGACAACACAAATCTATAATGATATTATATTAGACAACGGAGGATTAAGTTATGGACAAACCAAACTACTATGCTGTAATCACAGCAGAAGTAAGATACGATACAAGGCTAACACCTTTTGCTAAACTGATGTATGCAGAAGTTGTTGCTCTTGCTAACAAAGAAGGCTATTGCTGGGCTAACAATTCTTTTTTCGCAAAGAACTATGAGACAACAGAAAGAACAGTTCAAAGAGCATTGTCGTTGCTTGAAGAATACGGCTATATTCACAAAGAGATTACTAACAATAATACTGAAAGAAAGCTGTATATTACTATGACAAAACAGTCAGAAGGGGTAGACAAAACTGTCAGCACTTCCCCTGACAAAAAGGTCATACAGAATAATACAAGTAAGAATATTAAAAAAGAATATATATATAAAAGAGATTTAGAGGATTTTGGTAAGTTCTGGAATAAGCTACAAGGTAGAAAACTTCAAAAGCCATCTGCTTTGAAAGCCTATGTTCAGATAGATACCGAGTTCTCGGCAGAAGAGTTAGCTCAAAAGTTTAACGAGTTGTTACATTCTAGAGAAGAAAAGTATGTGCCATATCCACAAAAGTGGCTTAAGAACGAAGGATGGAATGATGAAATAAAAGAAGAATCTTCTGGCAAAGCATGGGTGTCGGATTCGGGAGTTTATAGAGATGCTGATGGTTACATTATATCAAAAGAAGAATATGAACAAATTTACAAATAAGTTGAAAAGGTTTATAAAAAATCTTATACTATGGAGGAATCATGACTACAAACGAAGTACAAGATACTCTACTTTCAGATAAAGAATTAGAGGTAAAAATAATTAGAGATGCTTTGCACATGCACAAGCTTTGGTTTAAAGATGGTAGAATTATGCCTAGATATCTTAGTAAACTAGAAGCATTGTTAAGAAAATATGATGACAAAGAAACAACAATTTTAACCAAATATAATTTATCTGGAGATATTTATGACACAAGTGGTAACGACTAATAATGAAATAGCTGAGAATAATTATGTAAAACTAGCTCCTATGCTAGAAAGACTAAACAACATAAACCTAGCAATTTTAAAAGGTAGACTTGAAAGAGGCATGTATTTAGCCAAAATAAAACACGATAAAGTTTATCAAGGTTACGATGGTTGGGTTAGCAGTTGGACAGAATTTTTAGATAGCATTGGAATAGCAAGAGAAACAGCAAGACAAGATATGGAGATTTATGCCGAGTTTGCAAGCTATGTGCAAGCTAATCCCAAACTTGCAGAAAGTTTAACTTACGAAAGGTTAGTTAGACTATTACCAGTAGTAAAATCAAATCCAGATATAAAATTAAAAGTTATAGAAATGGCGGCTACAGCAAGTAGGTTCGATTTTGATAACAATGTAAAAGAATTGAAAGGACAAACTCCAGATGATAAATGTATAAATCCTAGTGATTGCACAAGTCCAAAAATCATTTTGGAAAAGTGTCAAATATGTGGGGTGACTTATCGCAGGAAAGACTTGGAATAGAGGATTTGAAATGAACAATAAGTTTATAGAAGAGCATTCATTAGACTATGTAGATTTTATAAGAGGCAAACAGTGTTGTGTATCTGGCAATCATGTAGCAGACCCACATCATCTACATGCTATAGGCATGGGGGCAAATAGACAAAAGCCAAATGCCAGACACTTCACTTGTGTGCCGTTAAGTAGAGACATGCACACAGAGCTACACCAAATCGGAATAAATAGATTTCAAGAAAAATACAAAATAGATTTGTGGCAAGAAGCATACTACTACTTTATAAACTTTTTAGTGCAGAGAGGTATATTAGATGACCAAAATTATCAAGACAAAAACGACTGACATACAACCTTATGCAGGTAATCCAAGAAAAAATCAACCTGTTGAAAAGGTTGCAAAGAGCATAAAAAAGTTTGGATTTAATTCACCAATTATTATAGATAAAAACAATGTTATTATTGCTGGACATACAAGATGGAAAGCGGCAAAACATTTAAACATGGAAGAAGTTCCAGTAATTAAAGTAGACTTGCCAGAGAAGTTAGCTAATGAATACAGAATAGTAGACAACAAATTGTCAGAAGAAGCTACATGGGATAAATTCCTTTTGGAAATGGCAGTAGATGAGCTACCTATGGAAGAGTGGGATTTTCAATTTGATGAAGATAGCGATGTTGTTGAAGCAATAAAGGAAGATGTTTTAGATGTTGGACACGAAGCAACAGACCAGCAAAAGAAGTTAATTTTCTTGTATTCTAATCCCAGTAAATACAGAAAGCATTTTGACAAAATACAAAACATTAAATACGAATATGGTTTCGACACAGATGACCAAATTATTGATTACTTATTGGAGAAAATAAAATGACTTCTACAGAGCAAAAATTTTATGCATTATTGTTAAGCATTGAAGACAAACTTAACAAACTTATAGAGAAAGACAAACCAAAGACAACGAGGAAGAAAGCCAGTGGTAATACTCGTAAATCCAATGTGGTCCGTAGAGCATCTAAATAAAGATTCTAACTATGTGCACATCAAAAAAGTTGTTGAAAACTATACTAAACTATATCCTGATACTTATTTTATCATTCCTTTTCCTGTTAAACATTTTAAGTATTTTGAAGATGGTTTTTTTGATAACCCTAAAGTAGAAAGAATTCCGTACAAAATACCTTTAGCTAAAAAAATAAACAACATTACATTTGATGGCGAGTGGTATAAAGATGTTATAGAAAAATACAACATAGCAATTGTATATAATCAAATACCAGAAGTAACAGGTCAGCTTAAATGTATCGATACTCATTTTCAAAGCAACATAAGTGTTGTTAATCAACATCATTATATATACCACGACTCGTTACCTTACACCTTAGATGGTCAAATGCAATATGTTTACTGGCAAATACTTGGCGATGTCTTAGCAGATGAAAACATATTCAACTCTAAATACACAATGTGGATGGTTGAAGATAATGTAGAAAAGTATATGCCTGACTTCAAAGACAAAGTTAAAGGAACAGTAGTTCCGTTTGGATTATATAACCCTGAAGATATAGTTAAAAACGAAAAGTTTGAAAAGTTTACCTTTGTTTACAATCACAGGTTACAAGCATATAAAAACTGGGAAGTAACTTTTAATATGTTTGATGACCTATACAAAGATTACGACTTTGATGTTGCAGTATGTCCTGTTGGTACAAGCAATCTTGCTGCTGTAAACAAAAAACCTTATACAAAAATATATGAATGTAAAACTCAAAAGCAATACTATGATGTATTAAGCAAGTGTCATGCTAACACTTTTAACTCGCAATACGAAACTTTTTGCATATCTATTTTTGAAAGTATGATGCAGGGATTAGCTACAATCGTTCCTGAAGCAACTACAATGCCAGAGCTTCTTGGTTCTGGTAACGAACAACTTTTTAGAGACAAAGATGAGCAACTAAGCTTAGTTAAAAGAATGTTAAAAAATCCTAATCTTGCGATTGGATGGGGAGAGCATAATAGTCAGAGAGCTAAAACCTTTTCCGTTGAAAATTATTGCAAAAGACTTCGTGCAATTTTTACACAACAACTAACAAAGAAAAACATGTTTGAAAGTTTAAAAGATAAAAACAAAGAAAAACTCATGAAGTTTTTAGACAAGTTTGATACAATTAAGGCTTCTGAGCTTAAAAGAATACGAAGACATATCAATTTATCAAATCAATCTGTACCAAATCATAGGCTTGTTAACATAATGTATCATGCAGGATATGACCAAATAATTAAAAAAGATGAACCTATATTCGTAAAACAACTTGACACAAAAATATAAACCCTCATATTTATAATATGGGTTATCGTATATCGAACACCAAGCTAGAAGAGTTAATAACGGAATATAAAGGATTTGTTACTAGAATTTGTAAAGCTGCGGGTATATCAAGACAAGCTTTTTATGCAAGATTAGAAAGACATCCTAACTTACAAAAGAAACTAGATGAAGCAAGAGATGAAGTTATAGATTTTGCAGAATCAAAATTGCTAGAGCTCATTAACGAAAAACATTATCCTAGCATTAGATTTTATTTAGAAACCCAAGCCAAAGATAAGGGCTATGTTATTAAACAGGAAATAGAGAACAAACATACAATTGATAGTATTGTAGAAGTTCCAGAAATGACAGCACATGAGCCAACAATCGAAGAAATTAGAGAAGAAACAACAGAACACTAATGTAATTTGGAAACCAACACCAAAGCAACTAGAGTTCTTAAAAGCAGGAGCAATATTTGAAGTTGCATATCTAGGTGGTGCAGGTAGCGGTAAATCATCTGTTTTGCTTATTGATGCTTGTAGACAAATGATGTACGAAGATGCTAAAGCTGTAGTCTTTCGTAGAACAACTAGAGAGCTTAGACAGCTTATTGATTACTCACAACAAATATATAAAAAACTTGGAGCTAAATGGAATCAACATCAATCTTTTTGGCAATTTCCTAGTGGTGGCAAAATATTTTTCTCTCACATGGAAACAGTAAATGACAAGTTTCAGCATGATGGACAAGAGTATAGTGCAGGAGTTTTCTTTGATGAGATAACATCTTTCGAAGAAGAACAGTATTTGTATCTACATTCTAGGTGTCGTTCTACTAATCCAAAGCTTATTCCTAGAGTAAGATGCACAGGCACTCCAGTTGGCAAATATGTAGACTGGGTTCGTAAAAGATTTGTAGAGCCAGGTGCTTATAATATTTATAAAGAGCCTAACACGGGCTTAAAAAGACTGTTCATACCTGCTACCTTAGATGACAACCCACATTTGCAACAAAATGATAAAATGTATGAGCAAAGACTTAAAATGCAAGGTGATAAAATTTATGCTGCTCTTAGATATGGCGATTGGTCTAAGATAGAGGGCACATGTTTTCCCGAGATGTCGGTACAACAACATTTAATATCTTCTTATAAGCCTTCAGAAAATGACATTATAATCAGAGGTTTTGACTATGGATTTTCTGCTCCATTCGCTACAGTTTGGTTAGCTTATACTGGAGAGAAAGAACTAATTTGCTTTAAAGAATATGTAGGTACAGTAGATGGTAGCAATAAAGGTTTACAAATGCCTGCAAACGAAGTAGCTAAAAACATAAAAGATATAGAAAAAGCTAATGGTTTTTATGCTTCACATTGCCCATCGGATGTATCAATGTGGAACAGGCACAATCAAGGTGAATCAATAGCAGAAATATTTGAATCAGAAGGCTTAGTAATGCATAGAGCAAATAATGACAGAATCTATGGAACACAACAATTACACATGAGATTAGCAAACTTACAACATACAGGAAAACCGACATTGATATTTACAGAAGATTGCCCATATACTTTTAAGGCAATGAGCCAAATACAAGTAGACAAGAAAAACATTGAAACTTATGATACTAACGGATTTGACCATCCTGTAGATGCATTGAGGTATGCAGTCTGCGAAATGCCAATAGAAGGAGATGCGGCTATGAGCCCAGTAGATGTTTTTGGTGATAGAATATCTGCTAATATGCCTTTTTAACCTTTACTTTATATACGATATCAAATAAACTATATTGAAATGGCTTTACTTGACAAGATTACGAAAATATTCCAAAAAGAACAACCGACTAAAGTAAGATTAGGCGAATTGGCTAGTTCAGAATCTAAACTAGCTTATAAGAATGGCATTATACCATACAACCCAGATACATTGGTATCAAGAAAGGGTATGCAAATATATGACCAAATGAGAATTGATGATATGGTTAAGTCTTCTTTAAGTCTTAAAAAGTTTGCAACATTAGCACCTAACTTCAAAATTGTACCTGCATCAGACAGCACTTCAGATAAAGAAGTTGCAGACTTTGTTAATTACACAATAACTGAAATGGAAGGCTCTATGAATGATGCATTGTTCCAAATTATGTCAGCTTTAGACTATGGTTACTCTGTAACAGAAATAAATTACAAGTTGTATGATTCAGGACCTTATGCTAACAAAGTAGGTCTAAAAAACTTAAAAACAAAAAGACCACATTGGTATGAATTTAAAGTAGATAAATATAGCAACTTAAAAAAAAGAGGCATAATTTATACCTATGAAGGTTTGGAACAAAAATTACCAACAAACAAATTTTTAATATTTAGTTACAACAAAGAATTTGGTAATCATTATGGACAATCTGACTTAAGGTCAGCATATAGAGCTTTCTGGTCAAAAGATACAATAATAAAGTTTTGGAACATTTACTTAGAAAGATTTGCAAACCCAACAGTTCTTGGAAAGTATAGAAACAATGACCCGCAAACAACTGTTAATCTTAGGAAGATACTTGATAATTTAACTGCTAAAACATCTATTACACACAGAGTAGATGAATTTGACATTAGTTTCTTAGAGCCATCAAGGAGTTCAACTGATGACTTTAAAACTGCAATTAATTATTATGATAAATCTATTGCTCGTTCTATTCTTATCCCTGATAGGCTAGTAGCCGAAGGACAGTTTGGAGCATACTCACAAGCAAAAGTACACTTTGATGTTTTCTTATATGTTCTTGGTAAATTAAGACAAGACTTAGAAGAAATCGTAATGCAAGAACAATTAATTAAAAACATTGTGCAAATAAATTATGGCAATGTTGCATTACCTAAATTTCAATTTAACCCTATGACTGATGACCAAAAATTAGAACTAAATCAGTTATTTGTTGATGCTGTATCTAAAGGTGTAGTTCAAGCAACACAATTAGACCAAAATGCAATAAGAGAAAACTTACATTTCCCAACAGTAAATTCTATGGAAGAGCCTGCTCCACAAGAAGGTTTAGCTGAAGAACCTATTGTAGATGACAATAACCTTGAAGATTCTGAAGAAATGGTTACCTCTAACAATAGTCAGTTGGATTTAAGACCAACCGAAGCAATGGCTAAAGAAGGAGAGAAAGCATTAGAATGGAGAAAGGAGTTTGGAAGGGGTGGCACTGCCGTTGGGATAGCTCGAGCAAGACAATTAAAAAACAGAGAGAACTTGTCGCCAAGTACAGTGAAGCGAATGCACAGTTTCTTTTCCCGACACGAAGTAGACAAAAAAGCACAAGGATTCAGACCAGGAGAAAAGGGTTATCCAAGTAACGGAAGAATTGCTTGGGCAATGTGGGGTGGAGACCCTGGACAATCTTGGGCTAGGTCAAAAAGAAACCAGCTTGAAAATAAACCAGCTTCAGACCAACAAGAAGCAATAGAGTATAGTGCCAGAGATGAAGCACTTAAAAAGAAAGTAAAAGACCATAATGAGAAGTATGGTGGTACAAACAAAAGAACTAACATGAGAACACTTCGTGTAGTTTATAATCGTGGGATTGGAGCTTACAGAACTAATCCAGGTAGTGTAAGACCATCTGTAAAATCACCACAACAATGGGCACTTGCAAGAGTAAATAGTTATCTATATGCACTTCGCAATGGTCGTTTCCGTTCTGGTAAACACGACACTGATTTATTCCCTAAAGGACATCCACTGAGTACAAAATGACAGAAGTTGCATCAACAGTAACACATAGTCAAGTTCAATCAATACAATCCTTTGTAAAACAAGACATTAGGTGTTACAATTGTAATAAATTACTAGCAAAATCAAATGTCAAGGATTTTGTTGGAATTGAAATAAAATGTCCGAGATGTCGGGTAATAAATGAGGTGTAAATATGCCAGGAATACATGGTAAAGACAAAGATAAAGAAATGGAGCATTATCCAGGTCATGAAGATGACAAAGAAATGGGTTCTATGTTAAGACCTGAAATACAAGAAAGAATGACCAAGGAAGAATTGTATGCAATGGAAGATGTGTATACAACTGCTGAAAAAGCAGAAGCTAGAGCTAAAGAAATGGGTGGAGAAGGTTCTCACACACATACTCATGTTATTGATGATGAAAAGGTAACTATGTATATGCCGTTTCCAAGTCATGATGCTTACATGGAAGCTAAGAAAAAAATGATGGAAGAAGAAGAGTATATGGATGAAGAAGAAAAAATGGCAATTACACCAAAAGATGTTCACACAAAAAAACCAATAGGTTCTTATGCACAATCTGACTGCGATTGTGATGACAAAAAAGAAGTGTGTGATTGTAAAGAAGAACAAAAAAACAATGCAGTCGAACAAACTTTTAACCTTAATGGTGTCGAAATATTTTCAACTGGTGTCTGGAATGGCGACAGATACAGTGAGAAGGACCTAGATGCTATGATAGAAAACTTTGATGATGTGGGCTTTGAACCACCAGTCAAATTAGGACATAATGAGGAACAATCTGAGTTGCAAGATGGACAACCTGCTCTTGGTTATATCTCCAAAATCTATAAGGTAGGTAGTAAACTCGTTGCTGATTTTAAAGAACTTCCAAAGAAAGTTTATGATGCAATCAAAAGAGGAAACTACAAACGAGTTTCAAGTGAAATATATTGGAACTATAAAGCCAATGGCTCAACTTTCAATAGGGTACTAAAAGCAGTTGCTTTATTGGGAGCTGATATTCCTGCTGTTACTAATTTAGAATCAATCGAAGGATTGTATTCCAATATGGGCACAGGAGAAGTCAAATACCACTATAACGGAAAGGAGAGTGAAATCATGGAAGAGAAACATGATGAGGTTTCAGTCAATAAGTACGAGGAAGAAATTTCACAACTTCGCAAAGAAAAAGAAGAAGTTATGAAAGAATACCAAGCACATAAAGATGAAATCAAAAAAACCAATATCGCTTCATACATGGAAAGTTTAAAAACTGAAGGCAAAATCCTTCCTGTCCAGTATAAAGAGGTAGAGGCACTTCTTTCAACTGCAACTGAAGAAAAAGTATTTTCTTATTCTAAAGATGAAAAAGAAGTAAACTTATCTCAGTTTGAACTTGTAAAAAGCATCCTAGACAACATGCCAAAAGTTGTTGAGTTTGCTGAAATATCAGAAGAAGGTGGCGAACCAATAGTAGCTACTGAATATGATAATGCAGGTGTTGAAGTTGATAGAAGAGCCAAGCTTTACATCTCTAACAAAAAAGCAGAAAATTATGGCGAAGCTATAAAAGCTGTGTTAGCTGATGATGAAGAATTGGCAGAAAAATATGAACTAGAAAGGAGATAAAAATGAGTACAAGACAATATTTATCAATGGTCGCAAGAGAAGATTTATCCAATATGCAATACAAAATCGTGAATGTTCATGATGCAAACGGGATAAAATTACGAGTTGCAGCAGGAGCAGGTGTTCTTGGTGTATTAAACAACAAACCACAATCAGGCGAACATGCAACAGTAGTTGTCGGTGGATTAACAAGATGTGTAGCTGGTGCTACTATGGCAGCAGGAAGCTGGGTTACAGTAACTGCTTCTGGTACAGGAACAGCAGCAACATCAGGAGATTATATTCTAGGTAAATCAATCACAGGTTGTGCATCTGGAAGCAACTTCCAACTGTTAGTTCAACACAATGGTTACAGAGGTTAATTAATTTAAGGAGATAAAAAAATGGGAATAGGACCAAGAGATGTTCACATTGATGTACCTTTAAGCAATTTAGTTGTTGGCTTTGAGCCACAAAATACAATTGTTCAAGACATATATCCAATTGTGAATGTTCAAAAACAATCAGATGTGTTCTACAAGTGGACAAAAGGAGACTTCTTTAGACTTCCTGAAACTACAATAAGAGCACCAAGAACAAAAGGTAGAACAGTTAACTACAATGTATCATCAGATACATTCTATGCTAAAAACTATGCCTTAGTAGATGAAATAGACTACGAGACAATGGTTAATGCTGATGCACCTCTACAAATTAGAGAGAAAGCAGCAAGAAACCTACAAAATCTTTTAATGCTAGATTACGAAAACAGAGTGGCAGACCAGTTAAGAACAGGTTCAAACTTAGGTTCAAATGCAACAGTTTCTTCAAAATGGGATTCTACTGCATCAGGAACTTCTGACCCGTTTGCTGACATTCAAACAGCAAAATCAGCAATTAGAAGTACAACTGGCTTGGAAGCTAACACAATTATCTTTGGTAGAGATGTATACAATGCTCTTTTAAGACATGCAGACATCTTAGAAAGAATCAAATATGTTCAAAGAGGTGTTGTAACAAAAGACCTACTTGCAGCATTATTTGATGTTGATACTGTGTTAATCGGTTCTGCTATTAAAAATACAGCAGAAGAAGGACAAGCAGATAGCTTTAGCTCAATTTGGGGTAAAGACACTATCGTTTATCACAAAACTAATGGACCAGATGCAGATGGAAGAAACCCTTCATTAGGATATTCTTTCAGATGGACAAATCCATTGTTTGGTACACCTATGGCAGTTGAATCATGGGAAGACCCAGACCACGGAAACTACATGAATATGAGAGTTCAGTATTATCAGGATGAGAAAATCGTTGCTCCTGAACTAGGATATTTATGGGAAGACTGTGTTAGTTAAACACTAAACTAGGGGGAGCTTCTTGCTCCCTCTTTTACTACCCATAGTGCATGGGTCAAAAGCACTCCATAAGACATGGGCTACAAGTCTCGCATAGGTCATGCGATAAAAGACACAACAACAATAAGAGGTGTTTTATGACAAGTGTAAGTTCATCAGCTTTAAGAGTTTATCAAAAACAACAAAGAGCTAAAAAAAGACTTTCAATCTTTACAAAAGTAATATACAATATGTAATGTAAAGGGATAACAATATTGATTGTTAAACGAAGAAAGCTAAGAGATTAGCACTACCCTTTACCACTTGATTACCATGAGTAACAGAGAAAGATGGCAACCAACAAAATATCCAGATTATCTAGTATCAAACAAAGGTCGTGTTAAATCTCTCAAATATCATAGAGGCACACACTTTCGTATGTTATCACAGCATCCCGATAATGATGGCTATTTGCAAGTAACTTTATATCCTGGTAAATATGTTAAAGCAAAAGTACATCACTTAGTTGCCGAAGCATTTTGCAAAGGTAAGTCAAAAGAGAAAAGGTGGGCATTACATAAAGATGGAAACAATCAAAACAATAGGGCTAGCAATCTATACTGGGGCTCTCCTAGTGATAATACTAGGGATATGCATCTTCATGGCAATGCTAAAAATTGGTGGACTTCTGAAAAGAATGTTGCCAGAAAACTCAAACTGCAATCAGTTAAAAGAATAAAAAGAATATTAAAAGAAGATAAATCATATGGTGTGCAATCTCGTTTAGCGAGAGAATACAATGTTGCACCTAAAACAATATCCGATATAAAGGTAGGTAAATCATGGGCAAATATAAATTAGATTTAGTATTTCTAGTAGCAGGTATGGAAATATATCCTGACATCATGAAAGAAAAATCATTAGGTGGTAGCGAAACAGCAGGGATAGAAATGGCTCATGCAATGGCTAGGAGAGGACACAATGTAAAACTATTTTGTAATACTAAAGAAACACAAAATCACGATAATGTTTCATATCATCCTATAAGCCATAACGGACAGGGTTTGGATAATTTTTTACAATATGTAACATCAGCTCCAGTAGATGTTGTAATCAACCAAAGAATACCTCAAGCTTTTGCTCTACAATCAAAATCAAAACACAATGTTCTTTGGCAACATGACTTTGCAACTGTAAAGCAAAGAGCAGAATTTAATTCATGTCTTTGGAATGTTGACCAAGTATTTTGTTTAAGCGATTGGCAAATAGAACAATATAAAGAAATTTATGGACTTGAAAATGAAGACATTGATTATAACTACGACATGTTTTTTAAAACTTCCAATGGTATATCACAAATACCTGATTACAAAATTACGAGAAAGAAAAAACAATTAGTGTTTACCAATAGACCAGAAAGAGGAATGGACACATTGCTTTTACAAATAATGCCAAAAATTTGGGAACAGGACAAAGATGTTGAACTTGTGATATCAGGATATGACAATACAACTTCTGCAATGGTTGATTACTATGAGAAGATGGCAATGACAATAGCTAATTATGCAAAACAAGGATTTAAAATAAAACATGCAGGACATTTAACCAAAGAACAATTATATAAACTTTATCAGGAATCTACGGCTTTCATTTATCCAACAATGTTTTATGAGACTTCTTGTATAACTGCAATGGAATCACAAGCTTGTGGACTTCCAATGATAACTACAAACAGAGGTGCATTGCCTGAAACTTTATGTCATAAAGGCAATATCATTATTGATGGACCAACTAATACAGAAAAGTATACAAATCAATTTGTTGATGCAGTTTTTCAAATTATTGAAGAGCATGGAACTGGTAAACAAGACATCAGAAAAGAACACATGAAAAAGAAAATCTTTGATTATAATTGGGATAGGATTGCAGAGAAGTGGGAAAAGAACTTCTTAGAACAATTTAAGATAAAAACAGAACACAAATATTCTTTATACGAACATTTACTTCAAAGAGAAGATATTATGACTCTAAGACATGCAATAACTAAACATGATAGTGTTGTTGATTACTCTATGAAATATCGAAAACTCTTAGGGTGTCAATATTCTTTTATCGATGATAGGAACTTTTATAGAAAAAAATACATCAAGCTTGGTGCAGAATATATTGCAAAAGAAACTGTATTCGAGCCAAGAAAATATCCTAGAACTGATGTAATGTTAAATGCATTTAAACAATATCATAAAGAAAGACCAATAAACAATATGTTAGATTTCGGTGGTGGACTTGGTAATGAGGCATTTTACTTTGCAGAAGAGATAGGATGTAAAGTAGATTGTGTCAATATTTCGGTAGATGAGAACGAGGGTTCGTTCAAACTTGTAGACCAAACTAAACCACAGCTTTTATCTAAGATTAAATTTATAACAGCAGATGAAGATACATTGCAAGTAGATGAAAAGTATGATGGACTTCATCTTGGAGAAATCTTAGAACATCAACCTTATCCAAGTCAATTTATGTCAAAGCTTGTAAAGTTTATTAAAAAGGATTCACCAGTAGTAATTAGTGTACCGATAGGACTTTGGGAAGATGAAAGACATGCTCACCTTTGGAACTTCGAAAGAAGAGATTTGCAGGAGATATTTGGCGAACAAAACAATTTAAACATACAGCTTATGTCAGGACCTTATAACAATAATCTCCAAGACAGATTGGGTTGGTTTGTTGTATCGTTTACTAAAAGCAATAAACCTTTTGGGCATGTTAATCTCGACAGGAAGTTAGCAATACAAGCCCCTAGAGAAACAATAAGCACCTGTATCATAACAAAAGATGAAGAGAACGAGATTGGTGGTTGCCTAGAATCAGTCAAAGCAATATCCAATGAGATAATAGTTGGCGATACAGGCAATACTGATAGCACTAACAATATAGTCGAGAAGCATGGAGCAACAATAATAAAAGCTAGAAATCCTAAAGAACATGGCTTTGATGAAGCCAGAAACGACACAATAGAGAAAGCAAATGGTTCGTTGATACTTTGGATAGATGCCGATGAAAGATTAATGGATAATCGAAAACTTATAAAATATTTAAGAAGAAATCCCTTTAACGGATATAGCATCAAACAAGTACATCATACAGTTGACCCAATAGGAGAGCCAAAAGTTGACTTGCCAATAAGGTTGTTCCGTAACAATAAAGGAATCAAATTTTATGGCTTTGTTCATGAACATCCAGAGATAGCAATGGGCAGAGGAGTTGGAGCTTCGATGATATGCTCCGATGTTTTAATATCTCATACAGGATATCTTACAGAAACAATAAGAAGAGACAGGTTTAAAAGAAACATACCCATGATGTTTAAAGACAGAGAAAAATATCCTGACCGACTTCTCGGTAAATTCCTGATGCTTAGGGATTGGGTGCATATGGCTCGTTATGCTTTTGAAGAAAACAATAAGCAAATGAATCCGCAAACAATAGAGTATGCTGAAAATGCAATAAAAGCATTTGATGAAACATTCTTAAACGATAACAATATGTACCAAGATGAAGCAATACAATTCTATTCAGAGGCTATGGCGATGTTAAACTTAGGGCATGCCTACAGTACATCGACAATATTCGAGGATGCATCGGGCAAAAAGCATACAGTTGAAGTAGCTGGTAGATTCAAAACTCAAGAGGACTTTAATACAATAGTTAACAACAAATTAAAAGCAGTTAAGAAAGAACACGATAACGAGTTTGTCTAAACCCCTGACATCATTAGCAAAACTTTTTTTACAAAATAGTTGACAAAGATATATCTATTTGATATTCTTATAAATGTACGGAGGTAAAGACTATGAGCAATCATTATAACGACAGATTTTTAGAACAGCGATATGAACAGTATCTTGAGGAAGGTAAGTCAGAAGCAGAAGCTAAGAAAGAAGCAGAGCTAGACTTATTATTAGAAGATGATGATTCATGGAGAGAATACGATATTGATGAGGAGGACTTAGACTAATGGATGAAGCATTACTAGACTATATAAAAGAGAATCTTATTGATTGGGCTAATTTTACAGAGCTAACAAAAGAAACTTGTGAGACAGTAGAAGATGGCATATTGTATGGACACAAAGAACTAGCCGAAATACTAATTCAAAGAATCGCAGGTTACGAAAGAGCATTGATTGATGTCAATGCAAATGATGCATTGAGGAGGATGAATGATGAAGGTTAAAGATTTGATAGAGCAATTACAAAAATACAATAATCCAGATGATGATATTGTTTGTGCTTATTGGTCTTTTAGTGATGTTGATGATGATTCATTGACAGATGATGAATGGCAAGAACTTGTTAGAAGATTCGATAATCACAGTTTTCAACAAGATTGTGATGACTTACAATACACATTGAATGAGATAAGGGAGGAAAGATATGAGTAAAGATTTATGTATAGATTGCAACAAAGAAACTTTTATAAACAGAATACCAACAGAACTATTTGATGAAAATGGTAATGTCATAGATGACAATGTTTATAGATGTGAAGATTGTGAGGAGGAAGTTAATGCACAAGATGAAAGATAAATTTGATTTAAATGAAATACTAGATTTGAAAGAAAAGGACACAGCACAAAATCATACTTGGACTTATCAAGATGGTGTTGGCTTGAAGATTTATGAATTGAAAGCAGGTGCTAGTGTAATAGATATTGTCAATAAACAAAAAGAAAATTGCAATGATGATATCTATTATCTAAAGAAAGAATGTGTATATAGAACTGCAAACGATACAGCAAAGTTGCTTGGAGTAAACAAGATAATACACATCAAACATCATTTTAGGAGTGTGGTATAAATGAGTGAACAAATAAGATTATTAGAAGTTGTTAGAGAAGCTAAGGATGCAATTGCAGAGAACATCGGCTTGCATAATCATGCACAGGAAACAATAAGCTCGTTAAGAGAACTATGTCTTGCATTAAATGACAAAGTAAACCTTGAGCGAAGTAGGGTAGACTTCTTAGAAAAGAAGATAGATATTCTAGAGGAGATGTTAAAAAATGAGAAATTATAAAGAAGAATACGAAAGTATTATGGCATTTAAAGAAGAGCATATGGCAAGAATACAAGAGCAATTAAAGCTGGTACAAATGGATTATGATATCCCAGAGCCAATGTGGTACATAATCTTCTTGGAACTTTGTTTGCATAAAGTAAGAAGCAATATTACAGAGGACTTATTCTTCGATGTGCTTGAGCAATCTGCTAATACAATTAACAAAATACACAAAGAAGAAAAGAATTAAGACACTAATCATGGTTGAATTTTCGCAGGCAACCTCCTCAAATAAATTGCCTGTTTTTTGATTAGTGTATGCAGGGGAAGGTTTTTCGTTTAATTTTACCTTCCCCACCTCATCTCACTTGACAGAAGTAAATAGAAATGATAATATAATAAAGAGGTAAAAATTTATGAACACAAAGAAATTATATTTTGCATACGGCATGAATACTAATGATGCCGAGATGTCGGCAAGATGCCCCGATGCTGAGTTTATCGGCAAAGGCAAAATCAAAGGTTACAGACTTGCATTTAGAAGTGTAGCAGACTTTGAGAAGGCAGAGGATGCAACATTACATGGTGCATTGTGGTTGATATCCGATGAAGATGAAAAGGCATTAGATAGGTTAGAAGGTTATCCAAATCTTTACGGAAAGCTCTATACTGATGTCGTATACAACAAAAAAGTCATTAACAATGTAATGATATACAAGATGAACAGCAATGATTATTCCGAGCCTAGCAATCATTACTACAATTGTTTAGTTGAAGGTTACTACTTTGCAAAGTTACCGCAAGGACAACTTAGCGGAGCTAGACAATTTAGCATCGACAATACAAAACCAAAAGGATTATTTTATTGGAATGAAACAATCCCGTTCTAACAATAACAATAATAATAATAACAATAACAATATCTCGTATATTGATATCTTGTGGGCTATCTGTTTCGGGCTTATGTTTTACGGAATCGCCATAACTATCTACACACTTTGCAGTACATAAACCTTATATACACTTACAGTACAGTAAATATTTTTTTATAAGATGGTTGACAAATGTATATATATTTGTTACTATAGTATATGATTAAATATATTTTTAGAGGTCTATTTACTGTGTCATGGTATGTTTTAAAGTTTTTGGTATTTGGTTATTTTTACTTTGCCTTAATGCTTTTGACTGCAATGTTTATACAGGAAGACTAGAGGAGGCTATATGACTAAATATTATATAGAAGTAGAAACTTGCGAGGGTATAGAAACTCAAAACTATCGCGACTTATTTCATTGGATAGAAATGTTAAATGAGTATGCATTAAATGATATGGGTGTCTATGCTTACGGAATATATGGAGGTGAACGAGTTGAGCTTTAAAGAAACATACAACGGATGGACTAACTACGAAACATGGTGTTTAAATATTTGGATAGATAATGACCAGTATTTAAACGAAAGGAAGGCGGAACTAATCCGCGAGGTAACCTTACATTATGATGATAAGCAGGCTTACGAACTAAGTTTATTACTTGAAAACATGGTTGAGGAACTCAAAGATAATGCCCTTGAGGTTGGCTTATTGTCTGATTTGCTTGGCGGTGCAATTGGAAAGATTAATTTCTTTGAACTTGCCGAACATTATATTGAGGACTTCAACGAAGATTTCAAAAGATATCAGGAAGAGAACGAAGAACTAAGAAAAGAAAGACTAGCTAATTTTAATAAATCCTAACATATCCCGACATGTCGGCGGTAGTGTTTAGCTTCCGCCGATACTCTAAACATTTACATCGCAGACACCCAAACCAAGAAAACAGAACTGAACCGTTCCCGCGGTAAGTAATCCAAAAGTCTAGATAGAGTACACTAAAAGCCCGCGAAGAAGGAGAAACAAGATGAAATGTAAAGAGCTGGTACTAAAAGACTATATGTACTGTAACTAGGTAAATAAGCTATATTATTGAAGAATTAAAGAAGTAAATTAACAAATATGACAGATTAGAGTACAAAAAACATAAAATATATATACAATTCCCTCTCTTGTACTGCAAAAATACAATAAATAGTACACATACGATACAAAAAATGAGGTTT